ACGATATTATGGTTTGGTTTAACCGCCTTAAATAATTCAGTTAAAGCAGATGAGTACAATACAGCGGTGATAGGTCATATTATTACTCAAAAAGTACAAGGTAATAACGTTGATACTTCGGTTCTTGAAGCCGAAATGCAAAAACTGGTTTATAGTTTTGCAACTGAAATGACTTTTATTGTGCAAAAACATTTACCTAATATACTAGAGGGTATTGCTTCAGAAATGAGACAAAACGCAGACAAGGTATATAAGTGTAAATTACTTGAAGGAGGCTCCTATGAATGTAAATAAAAAATGCCAAAACTTACAAGTAAAAAACTCAAAGTCAAAAAATTTATCAAAAGAGGATTAAATGCCTCTGGCGCTAGACAATATAAAACTACCTATAAGGCAATCAAACAATATTTTAATTACATCAACGAGGGAATGTTTGACGGACTATTATCACCGTTTAACGAAGTTGAAATCAAAAATTTGGCTAGACAAAAATGTGTCGGTCAAGTTAACATATTGGAGTGGAAGAGAAAAGGTACTAGAAGATACCATCTTGAAATGTTACCAAAGTATCCAAGCTTTCAATACTTCCTTGATACGTTGTGCCACGAAATGGTACACCTATATCAAATGCAGAATTTGGGAGACACAGGAAATCATAATGCTATATTCTGGTCTTTTGAAAAGAAAGCCAAGACCCTTGGTCTTGGTTTATAATCAACGTCAAAGTGAGAGGACTATATAATGAGAAAGACGAAAGAACTAGACCACCATCTAAAACATATTATCAATAACGTACCAATCAAGTTAGAACAATTTGAGGCCAATAGTGAGAAGAAAATGACTTACTATACTGGTAATTGGTCAACAGATGTTGCTAATAACTTTACAGAAAAACAATCAGAAAAAATATTTAAGAAGATGAAAAAGATTATGGATAATAATCCTAATATTGTCTTCACACAAAAACGTATGAAACCTATTGAAGTTGGTACGTGGTCAGAGTATGGCGAACAAGAAGCACACTCTATCACAGGTTTTGAATACATTGTAATGAAGAGGTAATATGGTAAAAAAAATAAAAAAAGAAATAAAAGATTTTCCATACTCTAAAGTTTGGATGTGGACTAAAAGAACATTGTGGTCTATTTTATTATTAGCAATTGTATATGGTGTCGGTACATTTTATCCTAATCCTATTGCTACCAAATGGGCTAACGAAAATTTGAGAAAAGAACATACTGCTTGGGCACAAAGTCTAGGTTTAGTATCAAAGAAGATGAGATATAAAAACAATAAAGAGTTTATTAAAGAACTAGGTTATTGTGTTGATTATATAAACTTTACAACACCTGTTGATAAGAGAGTGCCTATTGAAATGTTAGTAGGTCAGGCAGTATTAGAATCAGGTTGGGGTAAATCAAGATTTGCTAAAGAGGCAAACAATCTATTTGGTATTAGAGTGTTCAAATCAACTGCTAAACATTTATTACCAGAGGGTATGAATGAATGGCCAGGTTGGGGTGTAAGAGTGTTTGAAACTAAATGTGATTCTGTAAAAGAATATATAAGATTACTTAATGAGCACCCAGCTTATGAAGACTTTAGAAATATGAGAGCTAAAATGTGGGCAAAAAACCAAAAGTTAGACTCTACAAAACTTATTAAAACTTTAAAAGCATTTTCTACAACAACTGATTATGCAGAAAGAGTTATTAATATGATGTCAAAGATAGAAAAAGTACAATCATCTAAAGAGTAATAAATAATACTATGTTCGGAATAATATTAACATTTTTTAGTGCAATTTCTATATCTGTAATAGCCGCTGGTTATTCTATTATAGGTCTTGCTACTATATTCGCAGGCGCTTATGTACCTATTATTGCTATGGGTAGTGCGTTAGAAGTTGGTAAACTTGTAGCCGCCAGTTGGTTATATAATAATTGGCAAAATAGTTTAGTACCAAAAACCATCAAGGCATACTTGACAACGGCTGTGATAGTGTTAATCTTTATCACGTCAATGGGTATTTTTGGTTTCCTATCAAAGGCGCACCTTGATAGTGTACAACCACAGGCAAACTTTACAATACAAACCAGTTTAATTGATAAACAGATAAAACAAGAAGAACGTAATATAAAACGTGCTGAAGATACTTTATTACAATTAGATAAATCTATTGAAGTATACCTAAAGAATGATTATGCTACTAGAGGTTTAAAAGAAAGACGTAAACAAGAAGAAGAACGTAATCTACTAAAAGAAGAAATTAAAAATAGTACAAATAAAATTTCTGAACTATATAAAGAAAAGAGTATTATAGAATTAGACCAACAAAAAATAGAAGCAGAGGTTGGTCCGTTAAAGTATATTGCAGAATTAATATATGGTGAAAATGCAAAAGACCATTTTGATGAGGCAGTAAGATATGCCATTATGGTATTGATATTTGTATTTGACCCATTAGCAGTATTATTATTGATAGCGGCTAACATATCATTAAGGACTTGGAAAAATGCCAGAGCAGAGAAAAAGAAAATTGAAGACGAAAAAAAGAACAATGCAAAGCGCCAAAAAGATTGGCAAAAGGAAGCTGCTAATGCAAAAGCTAGAGCGAAAGACTTCCGAGATAAGCAAAAAGTTTATAAAGACTTTTTTGGTAAATTAGGTAAAAGAACATTAACCAATAGAGACTATGAAGACTTTTTTAGAGAAATGGGAACAAAAGAATTGCAGGAACTTGGTCTGGATCCTGACGCAATAAGAATCAAACTAGACCAAATAATGGAGTGGAATGACCCGAATATTAATCCTACTAGCAATAAGTAGTTTATTAATGGGTTGTATGAAAACAACCTGTATATCGCCTCACAATTGTGAGAAAACGGTAGATTGGAAAGACCCTAAATTCACACTCTTTAGAACCATTATAACAAATGGTGCTAATGCAGGTAAATAACGCTTGCCAAAAACTATATAATGAGGTATAATGAAACTATGATTACAAATGCAGATATAAACCGTATTATCTCTCCTGATTTACAGATGAGAAGAATTAAAAATGCTGAAGACAGATGTAAGAAAGCGACTACTGATTGGTCTAAAAACTTTTGGTACAATACTTTCAAAGCATTATGTACGAAGTATGACCAATTAGATTATTTTAGAAAGGCGATACACTAATGAATGTTTTTTATTTACACAAAGACCCAAAAGTGGCAGCCGAAATGTCGTGTGATAAACACGTTGTAAAAATGATACTAGAGTCAGCACAACTATTATCTACTGCTCATAGAGTATTAGATGGCACAGAATATTATGACAAAACTAAAAATGGTAGAAAGATTAAAAGGTGGAAACACCCTAATTCTAATTTAGAACCATTACTATACAAAGCAGGTTGGGTAAAACACCCTAGTACAATATGGTTATTTGAATCTGCTTACAACTATATGTGGTTATACAAACATATGATGGCTCTTAATGAAGAATACAAAAAAAGATATAATCATACAGATGACCATTTAACAATTCAAAAATTAGGTGAAGTGTTATCACAACCACCTAAAAATGCAAAAATAAATAAACTTGCAACAGACCCACAACCAGCAATGCCTGAGCATTGTAAAGTTGATGGTGACGCAGTAGCTAGTTATAGAAACTACTATATACTAGAAAAAAAAAGATTTGCTACTTGGAAAAGTCCAGCAAAAGTACCAGATTGGTACGTAGAGGGTAAAATATATGGCAATGAAGAAGAACAATACATCTAGGCCAAAAATTTACGAAAGAAATCCTAACACAGGCGTTATTAGATGGCGTTATGTAGGTGAGTCACCAGATAAGTTTGGTTGGCCAAATTATGGTAGAATATTAAAGGAGAAAAAAAATGCGAAATGAAATAATTGAAGCGTTAAAGAAACACGCTGAAGGACATATTGCAAAACATAAAGCAAACGTAGAAGTTTTATTGAATAAAGTAGCAGGTATAGCTGAACATCCTGATACACTTGAAACAATAGAAAAAGAGTTAGCTATTATTGCTCAATATGATGATGAATTAGAGGTACTTAATAAGTATTTCACATTTAAAGACCCATTAAAGAGTAATTAATGCCAACATATACCTTTGAGGACACAAAAACAGGTAAAGTGTTTGATGATTATATGTCAATTGCAGATAAAGAGGCATATTTAGAGAAAAACAAACATATCAAACAACTTATCACAACAATAAATATAGTTAGTGGTACTGGTGGTATGAAAAATGACTCTGGTTGGAAAGAGAATATGTCCAGAATTGCAGAGGCACATCCTACTAGTCCATTTGCTGATAGATATGGTAAGAAGTCTATCAAAGATATAAAAACTAAGCAGGTGGTAGATAAACACCGTAGAAGACAAAAGGGGAAAAAATAATGGCAAAAGATTTACCAGATTATATGAGAGGGTTTGACCTAGATGATGATTGGGGTATGACACCAGTATCACAGGCACCTACAACTCAGCCTGCTATTGACCCTAAACAAATTGATAATCAGAATTTAGAACTATCTAAAGTTAAAACAGATGTATCTTCTATCAAGTCTATGATGAATGAGATTATGCAAATTGTGGCAGAGAAAGATACTATAACAAAAGAAGTTAATAACGAAGAAGTAAATACTAGATTTAAAGATGTAGAGAAATTAATATTACCATTTCTTTACAATTTAATGAAAAGTGATGAGCCTTACATACATTGGCCAAATAGAACACCAATTATTAAGGCACAAATAGAAAAGTTGCTAAAACTAACAAGAGGATAATATATGGACCTTAAACAAGAACATAAAGAAATGAAGAGGGAAGTAAATATACTGGAAGAGAAACGTAGAGAAGATAGAGGTAGTGTTTCTTGGCAATTGTTAAAAGACGCAAAGAAATTAAAGTTAAAAGCAAAGGAAAAATTAAATGAAATTAAGTCCTAATTTTAGTCTAAAAGAAATGACAGCCTCACAAACGGCTGTTCGTAAGGGTATTAGTAATAATCCTAGCGAAGACCATATGAATGCTTTAAAAGCATTATGTGAAAATGTACTACAAAAAGTCCGAGACCATTTTGGTAAGGTTGTTACCATATCAAGTGGGTATCGTAGTCCAGATTTATGCGAAGCAATAGGCTCAAGCAAAAATTCACAGCACGCCAAAGGCCAGGCGGCCGATTTTGAGGTGTTTGGATTGAGCAACGCTGAATTGGTAAAATGGATTTCAGAGAATTGTGAATTTGACCAGATGATTTTGGAATTCCACAATTTAGATGAACCTAATTCGGGGTGGGTACATTGTTCTTATCGTGCTGATGGTGAAAACCGTAAACAAATATTAAGAGCATATAAGAATGAGAGCAACAAGACTTGTTATGAGTCTTATGTTCCTAGCTGAAAAGAAGCTAGGGAAGAGTTAAGAAACTCTACCGATTTAATAAATGAACATTTAATGGATTACAGGTCAAATTAGGCTTGCCAATCTTGTAAATGTAAGATAGAATGACTATATGATGAAACAAGTAAAGAATATTATATTAGGAATAGTTGGTGTTGGTGGATTTCTACTAGCATTATCTCTATTACTAAACTATATGCAAGGAACAATATAATGAAAAATTTTGTACAACTAGACGAGAGTAAGTTTCCTAATACAAAAGGAATGAACACAAACGGTTTTAGGTTTTACCAAGTAGATGGTAAGAACTATCCCTCAATCACAACAATTTTAAGTATTCAGAAAAAAGAAGGCCTAATACAATGGCGTAAGAATGTTGGCGAAGCGGCTGCTAAATGGGAAATGGCCAGAGCGGCACGTAGAGGTAAAGCTGTACACACATTAGTAGAACAATATCTAAAAGGTGAAACACCAGCAATTCGTGATGTGTTACCTCTTGGTATGTTTAAGTTAATGAAACCATATCTTGACCAAATTGACAATATTCATTGTCTTGAAAAAATTATGTACTCACATAAACTAACCCTTGCTGGTCAAGTTGATTGTATTGCAGAGTACAATGGTAAATTATCTGTAATTGATTTCAAAACTGCTAACAAAGAACGTATTGATTCTTGGAATCATAATTATTATATGCAATGTACTGCCTATGCAATTATGTATGAAGAGCTATTCGGAACTCCCATAGAACAAGTTGTTATTTTACAATCAGGAGAAGACGGTTCTTGTAATGCTTTTGTAAAAGATAAAGCGACATATACAGCAGACCTAGAGAAAGCTATTAAGGACTTTTATAAATATTATGAAGAACTTAATAAAGAAAAGATAAATCAGTAATCAAGCCTTATTAAGTCCTCACAGGAGGCATTAATGCAAAAAATAATACTAACTTTGTTATTCAGCTTAGTTATGTTTACTGCTCACGCAGACCACGAACTAGAAAATTCAGGCGCCTATGGTTTAGCACCAATGGGTTTACCTGCTCAATGTGGTCCTAGTGATGTTGTAAATGGTTATATAGATAGGTTTGATTTTATTCCAGAGACTTTTTCCGTAGCGAAAGAGGGTGCAAACGCAGAAGCACCGTCCGCTTATTTTGTATATACGTTTGTGTCAAAAGATAGAAGTCAACACCTTATTGTTTTAACAAGTCCAAGTGACAAGAAAGCTGTATCGTATCTCACTCTTTTGATTTGATGTATAATCACAAAGAAGGAGCATAAGAATTACTTGTTGACGTAGAGTATAATACGTATAGAGGACGTGGGTGCAACTCCCACCACCTCCACCATAAACACATTAATGGTGTGCTTATGGGGGGTGTGTAGGTTCGACTCGTACAGAAAAACTTTATAGAGAGTAATAGTAGGCGTACTTAAACGCATTTTAAATGGCAACTCAAATTTTGCCCTTGCTGCCTAGTTAATAGGTAACGGAGTTTGTGGTGTACTTGGCAACAGAAACACCACGCTTGACATTTAACAGAAAATAGATATAATGAGAGTATGAATAGCAAAGAATTTACAACAATAATTTTAAACATAGTCAAAGAGAAAAAACCAATTTCTTATATGGACGCTGTAGTGTGGTATTGTGAAGAAAACAATATTGAAATAGAAACTACAACCAGACTAATATCAAAATCACTAAAAGAAAAAATCAAAGCAGAAGCCTTAAATGCAAATATGCTGAAGATTAAAAAAGGTGGTGCATTACCTGTATGAATGGCTTAGAAATGTTATATCATATGTTGTTTGTTGAACCTGAATCATTTTTGTGGGGTTTGATTATGATAGGTGTAATATTTGCCTTATTAAGTTGGGTAATGGATTATGGTTATAGTGAGAACAGAGACAAACAATAATGTATGGCGGATTTGATGTTTATAAAATATACTTGGGTGTCAAACTCCACTTTACAACAGATAGTTATGATTATATAAAATATGGAGGGAAAACGAATGCTAAACTGGATACGTTCACTAAAAGAAAAGATAGATATTTTTTTCATAAGTTATCTAAAAGATTTAATGAACGAGACGTACTTGATTTTCTTGTTTCTAATTTTATTATTAGTGGTGACAAATGGATAGGAGAATTAATAAGTAATGAAAGTGTTGAGACTTATACCAAGTACCGAAAGTATAATGAATCTTTTAAATATCATTTTCGGGACGATTGTGTACGGATTGTTAATGATTTTCAGTCTCGTAATATTCGGTTTGATGATGGTTTACGGGTACATATGGGACAACATCCTAGAATGCTACGATTACTTATTCAACGGAAAGTTAACTTCCAAACCGCCATATATCTCAACAAACATTTGTCGTTTATTAAAGATTGGGATAAAAATATTAGTGAGAAAGTTGTCTGGCCTAAAATCTCACATACGATTGCCAGACTAACTCCGTTTCTGAACTTTAATATGACAGAAGCGAAAATGATTATGAAAGAGGTATTTGTTAATGGAGAATAATATAACACCGATAAGAGAAAAACTAGACGAAAAAATCAAAAAATTAAATTCAAGTAGAGTATTTAAAAAGGTAACACCAAAAGGTGACTTATCTTGGTATATTAAGTGGGCTGCAAGTGCATTTTTAATTGTAGGTATGATATTGGCGTCTGCTAATTTATATCCATATAATATTATGGTTGCAAGTTTTGGTGTACTTGGGTGGTTAATTGTAGGAATGTTGTGGCACGATAGAGCTTTGATTGTTCTTAATGCAGTATCTTTAGCAATCTATTTAATGGGTGTAGTAGGATATTATTTTCAATGAGTTGGTCTAATAATGAAAAAGGATTAGTTGAAGAACTAAACAAACTTGCTATATTTGAAGACAATCCATTAATTGTAGAGGGTAAATCATATGCAGCCTTTGACGCAATTAGTGATAAGTATGTTTGTGAATTTAAGAAAAGAAACTTTGAAAGTGACCATAAGTATGCTATAGAGGGTCTTATAATTGAGAAACTAAAATACGATAGTTTAATTAAGAAAAGTAAATTTTATAGTAAAGAAGCATTGTACATTAATAAGTTTACAGATGACAAGATAGTAATATGGAATCTATCTGAAATGACAAAGTTTAATTTTGATTTTAATTGGCATATGAAAAGAATGAATAAAAGAACTTTCCAATCTAAATTTGATAAGACAGAAAAAGAAATATCATTATTAAAACCTAAAGACGGTAAGATATATGCATAGAGCATTTTGTATAGGCAATGGTGAATCTAGAGTTGGTTTTGATTTAGAAAGATTAAGACCATTAGGCACAATTGTTGGCTGTAATGCTATTCATAGAGATTTTACACCAGATGTTATCTGTGCTGTTGACCACGGCGTAATGCACGAAATATATCATACAGGTATTTGTAATAAGATACCAGGATACTTTAGAGATTGGACTAAAATACCAGAAAATATGTATAGAATGTTAGTTGAGGGTAATGTATCAGCTGGTGATATAGATGAAGTAAGAAAAGAAGGCGTATTGCAAGAGAACAATAGAGGTCAAGCAAAAGAGTTTGTATTTCACGGTTCAATATTAGAGGGTGCAGTAC